ACTCCTTCAGGTTGCAAGTTCTCTCTATATTGTCCATCCAATAATATTCCAAGTTCTATCAATATATTTTTTACATTTTGCTCATTGTATTGACCTGTAATATAAAACCCGGTTAAAGTTCCGTCTGGATTTAATCCAGGACCTATTCCTCCTCCTAATCCAGCAATAAAAGGATAAGTCCCGGCTGTCGGGGCTTGAGATAAATCATACGGAAGATAATTGTATGGCCAGTTGGTATAATTTGACCATTCATTGCGTAAATTGGCATCGCTTCTCTGAAAATAAAACATAAAATCACTCACCATGCCAATGGAATCTAATTGCACTTTATTGGGACCTGTTACATTATAGAATACTTGTTCGTGCACTTGTTTAAAAAGATACTTTTGCTCATTGAGTGCAAATAATCTGGATTCATCGTTAGAAATAAAACAATACGTACAATTTAAATGTATATTTGCATTCCATATACTGCGAGTATCTGTGTAAGAATTAATACCTATGGGAACATCTGGAGGAGGTTGCAAAAAACGATACATTTGCATGTAATACAAGTTGAAATTGGGTGCTACATATGGATATTGATTTACTTCATCCATAACATCACGAATCTGAAATATTTCATTGAGTGGTCTAAATGAAACGGTGATGTGCAATTCATTATATTGAAGAGCGACTAAAGGAAATGCCATTTGACTCTTTAGCTGAAACCATGCGTTTAAAGGTATGTATAATGTTCGTCCGCGAATAGATGGCTCTGGACCAGCTGAAGACGCATTGTAAAATGAATTTGGATAAGAGTTCACCCGCGCACCAGCATTACCCGGGTCATTCAATTCCGGAACATTTCCAGTCATTTTATCAAAGAGATCCCTTTTCTCCGCATTAAAATCTCGTTGAACACATGATAATAAATAAGCACCAGAAAATTCCTGCAAAAGTTGATTTCCACAAGTAATGGAAACTTTGCTTATCATTTGCGCTCCAATATTTTCAATCCATTTAAATTCATATGGAGCCCATTTTGTATAAGTTGTTGTACCGTTTGTTACAATTTCTCTTGGAGGAAGAATAGGGCTCCAAATTGTCGGGAGATCAACGCTAATGTAACAATCCATTAACAGATCGGCGTAACGAGGTATTTTAAACGTGAAACTTGACTCTTCAGTCAGGCGAAGAGTTTTTGCGCCTTCAAAGTCTACTCTGAATTTTTGCAAACCAAAATTTGTGTATTTTGCATATGTCGCTTTAAAAAAAGTTTTTGATGGATTTCCATTCAATATTACATTTTGTTGCCCTTGAGCAACTAAATTCATTAATCCTCCAGCCATTACTTATATTATATACAGATTTTTATACTTTATTTAAGATAAAATAATAATCTTACTAAAATATACTATGGATTACTCCAATAAAAGTTTTGTAAAAATCTGTGACAACACAGATTTAAATTCCATTAAAAAAATTAAATTTGACGGGAAAATACTATTTGTAGGGTTTGGAGGAGTGGCAAAATGCGTTTTACATTATTTGGATTATTATATTACGTGTGACTACTCCAAAATACATATTGTTGACAAATGTGACGAATCAATCTATGGACCTGATATAAAAAAATTAAAGAAATCAAACATGATCAACAATTTTAGAGTAACTTCTTATAATTTTGAAAATTTATTAAATAAATTTGGAATGGGAAAAGGAGACCTGGTTATAGATTTATCATGGCATTCATCTACTTACTTTTTTGTTAGTTATTGTTTGTCAAATGGTATACATTATGTTAATACAAGCATAGAAGACGACGCTGACAATTTTAAAGGAACTTCAATTGATCTTCAACAAAAAATAGTTAATAAAATTTTTAATGAGTACAAACAAAATGGAAAAATTAAAAGCAATGTTTTGCTTGAGTTCGGACAAAACCCTGGATTATATCAACATTATATTCTTTATGCGTTAAATCAAATGAACAAGTTAAACAAAAAACAAAAAAATGTAAAGGATGATTTTAGCAAAGAAACTTTGACAAAGGTCATAGACGACTATCAAATTGGAACTATATTTTGTTCTGAAATAGATAATATGATAAAATACAATGAACCAGTTTTAAAAGAAAATAAAATTTACAATACATGGAGCGTGTATGGATTTTTAAATGAATCGTTTGATAATGCTGAATTAAGTGTTGGCTCAAAAAATAACTACGTAAAACCTTTTATTCCAGAAAAATACATTGACAGAACCAGAATGAAGTTTTTAACTAAAACAGAAAAACAGGGTTACGATGTTTTATTTTTAAAATCTATTGGAATTAAATCAACGTTTAATTCTATTTGCCCTGTTATACGCAATGATGACAAAATTGAGTTTAAAAATTACAGAGGCAAAATTATTCACCACGGAGAAACATTTGAAATGGCAAATTATTTTGGAGAAAAATCGCCTATGTTGAGCTATGTGTATAAAATGAATAAATATGCAAGAAAATCTATTAAAACGATATTTGAAAAGAATCCAACGTATAATGGAACTGATTTACAAATAAAGGTTGAGTCGCAGTGTGACAATTTTGAAATTTTTGACAATATTGGGAAAAAGAAAGAAGATTCTATCATTGGCCATGACACAGTTGGGTGTACAATTTATTGTGGGAAAGATGAAGTAGATCGTATATTTTGGTGCGGTTCTATACTGAGCCAGGATGATGAAAATGTACATTCCGATTTTACAGCCACAATTGTACAAGTTGCCGCTGCGGTGTTAACTGGAATCTCTTATGTATTAGAAAATAAACCATCTGGGTTACTTTTCCCTTCAGATTTAGATACAAATTATGTATTTGATAAAAGTGCTCCTCTTTTAGGTAAATTATTTTTTACGGAAATACCTAAGGATGAATTTGATGGTAAATTCAAATTCTGCGCATCAATATAAAGAAAAGTGTAATATTTACAATAAAAATAATAACATAATATAAGTAATGGAATCAACGCAAAAAGATATATTTATTTCACGCATGTGTTGGATTGGTATATCAATCATCATTGTATGTTTTATTTTATATTATTTTGTTTATGTTCGGAATTTAGAGTCCAGAGAGTGTAGTTACATGGACGGGCTATATTATAAATTAGCCGGAAGTTTAAGAAATGTCCAATCAAGTGATCCTAATTGTGGCTATACTTTTAAAGATTATTATATTAAAACATCATATAATTGTTGCAGCGGGGGAAGCTATAAAAATGACGTCGTATCAACGTGTGTATTAAAAGATGTATTGCGCCAAGGTGTAAGAGGTTTAGATTTTGAAGTTTATTCGCTCAATGATGAACCGGTTATTGCTACATCAACAAGTGAAAATTTTTATGTGAAAGAAACTTATAACTCTGTACTGTTTTCTGATGCAATGTCTATCATCCGAAACTATGCCTTTTCTAACAGTACAAGTCCGAATCCAACTGACCCAATTATTCTTCATTTGCGCATTAAAAGTAATAATGAAAAAATGTATGATAATCTTGCAAAGATTTTTAAATATTATGATGATATTGTTTTAGGAAAAGAATATAGTTTTGAAAATCAAAATACTAATTTAGGAGATGTCCCCTTATTAAAATTATGCAATAAAATAGTTATTATTGTTGACCGAAATAACTCCACTTTCTTGGAAAATAAAAACTTTATGGAATATGTAAATATGACAAGTAATTCTATGTTTATGCGGGCATTACATTTTTATGATATTAAATTTACTCCAGATTTGAATGAATTACAAGAATACAATAAAAGAAATATGACAATTGCTATGCCAGATGTTGGATATAATCCACCAAATCCAAGCGGAATAGTTGAGAGAGAAACTGGATGCCAAATGCTTGCTATGCGTTATCAGCTTATTGATTCCAACTTGAAAGAGAATACCACATTTTTTGATAACGCGGGATATGCATTTGTATTAAAACCAGAGCGCTTGAGATATATTCCTGTTACGGTTCCAACCCCAACGCCTCAAAAACCTGAACTATCTTATGCTACAAGAACAGTTTCTTCGGATTACTACAAATTTAATATATAATCATACTCATTACCTATTTTTTTTTAAAGAATATTTTATTTTTTTCCATAACGAATTTACATGTATATAAAAATTTTCTTTTCTCTTCTGTTTACTAATTATTATGTCATATTCATTCTCTATTATATCTTCTAACCTTCCATTTGCATTTGCATGAACAAAACTGTATGTATAATTTATTTCTTTTATTTTTACTTGCATTAAAGGCGTTGTTACAATTTTAAAGAATATATTTTTATCATCGGAAAATAATTCACCTGGAAACAGTTTTGCATAGTTTGTTAATTCAGTAGAATCGCTATATTTTTTATCTTTTGATAAATTTTTATTTTTTTCTAAAATGTACTCAATGACAGGTTTTACATTTTTTACATATCCAATAAATTGCCCAGCATTTAGCCTGTCTTTTTTCTCATTTATAAAAAATATTTTATTTATTTGTTTATGAAAAGGTAAGTCTTTATGATTATCATGACCTACAATCATTTTGACTTTTGGATTATTATTTGAAAATTCAATAAATTGATTTTCTAAATAATTTATCTTTTTAGTGGGAATTACATCCCATGAATCTATAAAACATACAATGTCGTCATTTGGAATAGTTTGTAAATAACTACCGAATAATTTAAATTTTGTAATATATCCTTCCCATGGTTGGTTCATTCCTAAAATCACCAGTTCAGGTATTGCAAGTTTTAAATATGGCAAATATAATTTACTTTCTGTTGCGACACAAACATAATGAATCATCTATATATTTACCATCATATAACAAAATTACTTATTATGTTCATAAAAATATTTTATAAACATAATATAGCTTGTAAAATTATTATATGTCGCACAAAGAAAATGTATGCAAATCAAATATGTCATTTGAAGAATGCGAATTGACAATATTAAGAAGTGCGGTGGATAAAGCCCAAAAAAAAATTGGTAAACGAGTAGTTTCTTCTCCTGAAGTTCGCGACATGATTGATATTGTAGAAAACTTTATTAGAAAAAGACAACTTATATGTTATGGAGGGACTGCAATAAATAATATTCTTCCGGTACATGATCAATTCTATGACCGTGAAGCGGAACTACCTGATTATGATTTTTACTCTCCCGATTCATTGCAAGATGCAAAAGATTTAGCAGATGCGTTTTTTTTAAAGGGCTATAATGAAGTTGAAGCAAAATCAGGTGTTCATCACGGGACATACAAAGTATTTTGCAATGGTATTGCATTAGCAGATATAACATATTTACCAAATGAGTTATTTCGCGTAATTTTCAAAGACGCAATAAAGGTAAAGGGTATATTATATTGTCCTCCCAATTTTTTGAGAATGAGCATGTATTTAGAATTGAGCCGTCCAGCAGGAGATGTTTCCCGCTGGGAAAAAATAGCAAAACGATTGGCGCTTTTGAATAAACATTATCCAGTAAAAACAACAAAGTGTGATAGTGTTCAATTTCAACGGGAGCTATCAGATGAAGTTATTTCTGAAATTCCGGGTGATAAAAAAAACCTTAGCCATGCTGTTTATAGTATTGTGAAAGATGGAATTATATCTGCTGGAGGAGTTTTTTTTGGAGGCTACGCGATTGCCATGTATTCAAAATATATGCCCTATAAAGAAAGGGAATTTATACGACAAGTTCCCGATTTTGATGCTCTTGTTCATGATCCAGAAAAGGTATCTAATGATATAAAACATAGACTCTCTGATAAAGGTATAAAATACGCCCGGGTTTATAAACGACAGGCAATTGGAGAAGTCATTCCAGAACAATATGAAATACGAGTTGGACAGGATACGGTGGCTGTTCTCTATAAACCTATTGCATGCCACAGTTTTAATAAAATTTGTATTCATGATAAGGAGGTTAGAATTGCAACAATTGACACTATGTTATCTTTTTATTTGGCTTTTTTATATGCAAATAAACCGTATTACGATACGAATCGTATCTTATGTATGACAATGTTTTTGTTTGATGTTCAACAAAAAAATCGTTTGGAGCAGAAAGGATTACTCCGACGATTTACAGTAACTTGTTTTGGTAAACAAGAATCTGTTGAAGACATACGTTCAAAAAAAATACAAAAATATAATCAATTACGTCGCCATCCTAATAAAAAGGAATACGATGCATGGTTTTTAAATTATAGGCCGGCTTATATGCAACTTAAATTGAAGAACCGTGATGTAACAAACCGTAAAATTACCATTCGGAAACGGGCGAAAGAATCCCATAAAAAAACCCAGCGTTTTTTTAGTAATATTCATAAATATTCTATGCACATATAATAAATGGCATTTGTTATTGCACATGGATGTAAAATGAAGAATACATTTAGATTAAATAATAATACTTTATTTTTTAAATCACAAGACGGAATGCAGTGTAATAGTGACGCGACACAAATTGATCTGAACTCTGGAAATTATCCTTATAAAGTAACTTCCAGCAGTGGTCCAAGTGGTAGTTATGATTATTTATTAACCTTTTATGATTCTACACAAGATTTTGGAATAAATAGTACGGGACTTTTTAGGCAAGATGGTAGCAGAATTGTGGAAAGTAACCCAACACAGGCTACATTATCACAAGTAATAGAATATTGCAATAATTTAGGAATAACTACATTTTATCTAAATATATGTAGAACACCTTGTGATACAAATGGTGGAAAAAGAATAAAAAATATTCATAAAAAAATAAGAAGCAAAACTGTGAAAAGAAGCAAAAGTGTAAAAAGAAGCAAAACTGTAAAAAGAAGCAAAACAATAAAAAGACGAAATAAAAAATCTTACAAAAGATAAGAATCGCAAAATACTTTGTATATTTCGTAAATTATTGTTTTTACTATGCGATAAACTACGTGGTTTTCATATGTGGTTTGCGGGATCCACCAATGTAAACAAAATATGATATAAATGATGTATACAAAGAGTTTTTCCAAACATGTCTTTGTAAAATTATAACCGAGATGAAATAAAGACCAATCATTCACATAGCTACACATGCTCGTTGCTCCATTTTTTATTATGAATTGGTGTATGTCTAATATACCCAATATAATCCTATGAAAGTTTGTTTTTTCATTTTTCACATTGATACAATGAAATAACTTGTCATATCCTTGCAAATCTACATACAATATCTTTCTCTCTTTTGTCTGTGGAAAAATGTATGGATTGATCCCATCCATGTATTTATTTTTATACAGTAACGATCCATTGATAAGAAGAGGTACAAAACAAGACTTGTTAATTGAATTAAAGATAGAATCTACTGTGGTAAATTTGTTTTTCACAATCATTTTCATCTTGGAAATATCATAATAATTTATATAGAATCTATCTTTTATACAATCCAGTAAATTGTCTGGAAGTTCAGGACACACCTTTCTATAAAAAGTGCGGAAATAGTCCAGTTTATAGTTTTCTTTTACTCCAGAGAGAATTTCTGTATACAAATCCGAAAAAAGATCCAATTTATCTGCAAAATACAGTAATCCAACCATGGATCCAACGCTGCATCCCGATATTCTCTCTACTTTAATTAGTCCCTTCTTTTCCATTTCTTTCAAAAAATAAGCAATACCCACTAAATAGCTTCCATTAAAAACTCCTCCTCCAAAAATAACGTCTATTTTTACTGGGTTGGATTGTTTCTTTATTGGAATATTTTCCAAAAGTTTGTTTATATAGTCGCGAATCATATAGCCTATATGCCAAATGCTATAAAAAAACAAGATATTATTTTATTATTGATTACGCAGTGTTGGAAAGGAATGGTTCCTTCAAATCAGCTGCACCGAATGACTTTTTACTCAACAAATAATTTGCAATCCATATGGATAATACTTGAAAATATGCTGCTTTTAAAATGGCTAAATCTATTTGAGAAACGGATGCAACTACCATCAATATATTTCGTATAGATGCCAAAAAGTTGATACTTGCATTATATGCTTGCAGTTCAAATTTTGTAAAATCGGTAATCACTTTAAGATCGGGGTCATAAATTCTAAAATTAAATATTGGAATAGCTACATCCATACTTGCAATTTCAAGTATAGATATGGCGAGTAGAAAGATCTGGAATAAGGCGTATTTTCCCCAAGTATCAATTGCAATGTCAAATATTTTTAAATCGTCATGCGGGCCAATGCGAATGTATTTTGAGTTTGAATTGTGTGTTGTACATAGTATCACAATAAACACTGCAAAAATGACCAGGTACACACCAAGTACATATTTCACCAGCTGTAGATTTGAAAGGGCAACCATTTTTCGGTTGTTTGAATAAAAATGATTGTCTATAGATTAAATCATTTTTTTATAAACAATATATATGAAGCTATTCCCTCTTATTTCTGGTATTGTTGTTGGTGTAGTAGGTTATAGTTTAGTTTATTCTAAATATACGTGTGGTAAAAAGATAAAAGTAAATAAAAATTCCACTATTCAGGAAAAAGGAATTGTAACACCTTTAGAAGAAATAAAAATAGAAAATGTTACAGGAGATAATTCATATTCCGTAGTTTTAACAGACCCTGGTTCTAATAAAGTTGCTGTAATCAAAGCTATAAGAGATGTTACTGGTTTAACTCTAAAAGAAGCAAAAGATTTGATTGATTCAGTCCCTTCTATTATACAAACTGTTTCGGAATTGTCTCACGCAGAAGACATACAAAAAACTTTTTCTGATTTGGGAGCAACAGTTACAATAGAATAGCTGGATACCTATTACACGATCCAGTTTTCATGTTTATAATATGGATTGTATTTGGATGCACTAACTCGGACGCATCGGTGCATTTCAAACAGCTAAACAGGAGTCCATCTGTTTTATCCATGTAAAAATCACACGGTTTGATTCTATCTGGATTCTTGGTATCGCAAATATTTGCAGCTATAATAAACTCCCCATTTGAAAATACAATATTAGAATGATGTTCTATTTTATACTTACGAAGAATTTGTAACATGTGATAAAAACTATTTAACAAATTGGGTTCTTCTTGTGATCCATTGCAGTTAATTTTCTGTTTTTTGTATATAGATAAAAATAAAAAAAATAAAAATTCCGAGTCTGTATTTCCTTTTATTTCTCTCTGTAACTCATTTGGAATGTACCGTTTAATACACTTCATCTTTTTTACAACACATGGATTTTCACGATATTTTTGGTAAAATAACAACTCGTTTTTTCCGTCTATAATACAATTTGCAAATATGTCTCCATGATGCATAAAAATATTATTTTTGTATTGGAATGGGTGAGTGTTTTCCAAACACATATTCTTTAAATATAACTCTTTAGATATATCATTTCCATTTTTTAGAATTTCGCGAACATGCCCGACATAAACTGGACCTGTCATTTTTTTTATGTTGTGAGAGAAACATGGATCCTGTGTATGCTGAAAGGGTTGTTTATAAATTCGGAATTTCTTGTTTTTTATATATGCAATTCCGTATCCATCTGTGCAAGTAGTTTCTAATGATAAATCAAAAAATTTGTGAATTAGTTTTTCTGGGTTGGACGAATTTACGGATAAAAATGTACGACACATTAATTTATAGTATAGAGAGATTTTTTTTTACGGTTCAACTGTAAGATGCGTTATATTTGACTAAAATGCACCATGATCTTATTCAAAATGTAAAATATCATTCCAAAACATGAACTGACAAATACAAACCCACTTATATTATAGTTTCCATCGTTGTGAAATAATGCAGGGAAGAATTTGTATACGTATTTTTTAAAGATGGGCAATTGGAACATAAAAAAAAGCACTATCAAAAGTAACGGGGTTTGCATTTCATCGTATAACATATCTAATTGACTTTGCGTCTTTGCATGCGAGTTATAGTTAGAAATAATTTCATCATTTGTTTGATATTCTCTTATGTAATCGCGAGATGTAGGAGGAGGTATATAATTTGGCTGAATGTATGGATCTTTTGTAATTTGCTCCGTTGTAGTTGGAATATCTCGCGATGGCAATAAAGTCGCACCGGTGGAGCTTGCTTTTTGAATGCCGTTAATAATTTGATTAATAGTAGATTGGTCTAATGCTACCGGTTGTTGATTTTCTACTGTGGAATCAGATAATTTTTCATTAATGCTCATTGACATATTTCCACCAACCGCTGGATCTGTTGGTAAATCAAAAATATTTGTTGTATCTCCCATAATGTATGCATAGATTCAACAAATGCATTGTTTTACGAATTATTTTTTGCTAAAACCTTATAATTGTTAGACTTTGGTCGCTAAAATCGTACAATTCTTTTAGTCTTATCACACTTTACTTGTGTTTGATTATATGAGTAACATTTACCGTCGTATTTAAATGTTTGATTTTTTGTTTCCTCTAAAGATGGGGCTTTAAACACATAACAATTTTTCCCTTTGCAGACTTGTCTAAATAAAGACGCTAAACCAAAGCCTAATATAATAGATAAAATAATACGTCCCGTTGTAGTATGTAAGAATTTTGATAAGTGCATTTCTCCTTATGTATTGTATAGATTTTTTACAATACATAATTTTAAGGTTGTGCGGATATTTGCTTTATTTTACTTGCATCACTTGGGCACATAACTTCTGTTTGTTGATAAGAATAACAATTTTCAGCTGCATCTTGGTATAATACTCTCTCAATATTTTCCGGGCTGGGATATATGTAGATTGGTTTTAAATCCGCACCGTAGACATAAACAAAAAATATACCAATTGCAAAACTAATTAGAAAAACAGGTAATGATATATATTTTAGCATCTACTATACATAATAATGATAAAATATTTATTTGCGGTTCTTTTTGTAGCGGGGAACCCAGGTTCCCCCGCTCGCCCCCTCCTGCCCTTCGGGAAGGATAAATCCTTACCATCTTTCATAACAGTTTATCTTTATAAAAATTCAGTAAATTTATCATGGGTTCCCGGTGGATAAAGCTATCTTTTTGTTTCTTCTTTTGGTTTGCTTTTTTTGTTTTTTTGATTTATAGGTTTTTCTGATCTTTTTAGTTTTTCTCATCTTTTTAGATTTTCTTCTTCCTGCTGCCTGAGGTGAAGGTTGTGTTGAAGGTTGAGTTGAAGGTTGAGTTGAAGTTGGAACCGGAGAAGATGGGCAACTTAAATCGGGCGCTAATTCATTTGTGAATGGGTCAGTTAACCCATATGATGTCCATTCCATGGGGCACAAGTCTCCAGTTAATTCTTTCATTTGACCAACTAAGTTATCAAATGCATTTTTAGTCATTCTCACATCTTCTTTAACTTTTCCTCCAAACGTGGAAAGATTTTTTGCCGAGTTTGATACAGCTGAAGAGGCTGATGATAAAGCTGAAGAGGCTGATGATAAAGCTGAAGAGGCTGATGATAAAGTTGAAGAAACTCTTGATGGAGGTAATAATAGTGATCCGCCTTGTTGACTTAGTTGTTTTTCTTCTTCAAGATCAGATGCACTTGGAGTCTGATTTTGTCTTGCCTTATCAACATCAAAGAATGCTACTTTATATTCTGGTTTTTGAGAATCACTCATAATAACTCTACACACCGTACTTCCATTATTACGAGACACCTCTTTGGCCGATCCAATTCCTTTTACAAAATTTACTATATCTACTGCGCTTAAAAATAAAATATCTAAATATATCGTGTGAGATAACATATTAGGTATATACGTTCTTGTTTTGTAATTTTGACAATCTATATCTCCTTCATAATCAACACTGACTGTTCCTCGCATTTTTAATTCTGAATTACAATCTTCTGAAACAACTGCGCGCATAGCTTCGTTTGATGAACATGGATGTTCATAGCCTGTTTTTGGAGGCAATGCTGGAACAGGATCTCCTCGCGTAGTTACTCGCAAGTATAAAATTTTTTGATCCTCTACAAATTTGCAAAATTTTTGAGATACACTTTTTCCCATGCATCTCGGTGCTCCAATGCTAATACATATAATGTTATCCGATAAAACAGTGTAGGGTTGCATATTATAAGGAGACGTTCTTTTTATTTCCATCCACAAATAAGAAAAAATTGTAGACATTGCTCCTCCAAGTGAATGCCCAGTTGTAAATACTTTTACAGAATTTGGTTCAGTTGCATTTAAATGATTAACTGCTAAATATCTGGTTGCCTCTAAGATGGTATGCATTAGTTCAGTTGTGGGTTTGAAAATTCCATATAAAAAAGTTTCTGGGTTTCCGTTAGAATCTTTACATGTTGTTAAAGGGACAATAGATGTTAATTTTAAGTATAAAGCAGCAGTTTTTGCACTATATGTCCCTCTAAAAATAATAAAAATAGTTTGGGGCATAGTCTTATCAGCTACAACGTAAACTTCTCCATAATTTGACCATCCAATTGAAATATATTTTACAGAGGAAGAATCAGATGATTGGGTCACAGAGAGTGTTCCTTTAATCTCTCCGTTAATTATATTTACTTGTTGTGGTATATTTAGCTTGAGCCAATCTATATATTTTCTATTTTGAAAAGAAGTTGATGGTACGGATGTATCAGTAGATAATTTATAATCATCTTCATCATCTAATAAGTCTTTTAAATTGTTAGAACTTACACTATCTATCGCTTTTAAAAATTTAGATGGAATTACAGGTCCAAAAATAGCCATATAACGTTTCAAAAACATGTTATCATTACAATACGCAAGGCGAGAAAGAATTGTTCCTACTAAAGAAATAAAGTGAACATTTCCATATTTATCCGCTTTTCTACTAAAATTAGCCAGCATTATAAATAATTGAAGAAAATATATTTATTATTTTGAATTAGCATCATCGTCATCATCATCATCCCCGTCATCATCATCAGCCTCGTCATCATCATCATCCCCATCATCATCATTATCATCATTGTCTGAAGATTCTTTAGTTGGATTGAGACGTAAAGGTTCAGATGAAGGGCTGGATGCAAACAATTCATCTATTTCTGCTTGTGTCATGGGAGCTTGTGGGGGAGCGGGTGAATATACTGTTTTAGGTATTCCATATAATTCTCCATTTATATTTTGGTTTTCAAGAGAATCCGTATCAGGTGGAGTATCTTGTTCTTCTCTTACTTTGGCACTTGGCTGTCTACGTCTCACCTTTGCACTTGTCTTACCAGACCGTTTTTTCACAATTTTATCTCCTACACCTACCACCATTGTCTCTATCATAGAAGGTTCGCTATATTCAAACTCTAAATCGGCAATACTTTGTCTGTGTTGAATTAAATGATATGAATCATCATCATATTCTACATTCATAACCGAATAGTATAACTTTCTCAAATCTCCATTCTTTTTATAAATACCGTTCAGTGTCAATGTAACTGCGTCTATTACAAATTGGGTAGTGCCAGTTTGATCAAATTCTGACATTATAGATTTTACTCTCATAATATCCTCATATATATCAGCTTGTAATTTAACTATTTGTTGACTAAATTTAGTTTCGCGCTGATTTAAAACACCCTCCATAAGTTGAAACATGTCTGATTCTTTTGCAAGCGTATCTTTCAACTCTTCAAAAATAGAAACTGAATCTACATTTTTATATCCAAATAGAATATCATTCTTATAACAAATTATTTTATTCTTTGCCTCATTTGTAGTTTTCTTTAATTCTTCGTAATATTCATCTATACGTAAATAGTTTGCTGCATGTATAATAATGTTGAGTGAGCAAGGAGTATCTTTATTTCCGCATTTTGCGGTTAGAAGTCGGCGGTAAGTATCGTCTATATTCTGCAAACCAAATATAGTCCCCCCGGACTGTTTACAGTTTACACATTTTTTAACCAGTTGCTTGTATTCCGACGCTTTTTCTCTCTTGCTTATATTTTTCTTACGAATATCCGAAATATCTTTTTGAATATTAGATTCGTATTTAGATTTTAATCTATAATATTCATCAAGACCATCGGTAAACCTTGTCAATTTATCACCTTTTGTAGTTTGAACAGTTTGACTTTGCATTGTTATATTATGCAGATACTATTTATTGCCAGCATTTACTGTATTTTTATTCATCTAAGCTTACGTCCAATTAATTCATATTCACTATCCCATTGAGGAAGACCAGTTATTAGTTCTTGTTGAGCTATTTTTTTTGCATCTTGATAATTTTTTATTTTTGATAATATGTATTGCTGTTTTTCAGTTTCTTTCTTTTGTTTTTCTTCTTGAGATAGTTTCCCTTTGTATTTGTATATTAATAGTATTCCTAAAATTATTAAAAAACATAAAAACAAAAAACAATTAAATAATGTATTGTTGTGTTTCACTTTAAAATCATGGCAATGCTTTAATGTTTCATTTAAAAAGTATTTTACACCGGGTTCAATTAAACTTGGTTTAGCAAAATCCATACATAAATAATACTGTGATTATAGTAAAATAAATTATACACAATATCTATATGGATACAGTTAGTTCATATTGGAACATTATTGCATTTATCATCACTACAGTAGTATATTATTTGGCTTTTAAACCAAATCTTACTGTGGATATGTTGTCCGATGGAGAACTATACGCTAAATACAACAAAACATATTATTTTGTTTTAACCATGTATTTTTTAGCTGTGGTTCTAATACAGTTTTTAATTAATATTGGTCTTATGGCGAGTAAATGTGGTGGAAGTATGAACCAAAATGTTGCCGACGCTGCATTTATTACCTTTTTGCCTTGGTTCTTCTTATTTGGAGCCATCATTGTTATCCTTATTGTGTTTCCTGGATTTAAATCCGCATTTTCCGATGTTCTTGGATACTTTTTTGTCGCCGGATCTGCAAATAAAATTTTAACAGAGATTCTTATGAACCCTGAAGTGGAAGAAAAGATTGAGGCGATTCCTTCTACCCAAGTTGAGAATTCTTCTACAGTTGAGCCTTCTACAGTTCAGTCTTCTACCGAACAACTTCCCAAAACAACTTCAGGAGGAGACCCTCTTGCAAATAATCCGTCAGAAAACAATAAAAAGTCTATGCAACAAGCCGCCGATGCAATTGTTAAATTGATGGGAAATATGTCTATTTTAATCAATCAAATAACCCCTTCTAATTTTAATCAATATTGGGATATATTGAAACCTCTTATGAAATCCGGTTATTCAGATAATCTTGAAAAGAAACAAGAACTTTTAACAGTTGTTGAATCCCGCTCTAACATTGGAGAAGGATTTTGGTACGGATATACTGCGCTGTTGCTGTCATCTATTATCCAATATAATATTGCAATCACACCTTGCGCTAAAGATACACAAGCGGTTCAAGCATCCTATAAACAATACGTGGAACAAGAAGAGAAAAATAAGGCTCAACAAGAGAAAACTCAAACAACGTATGTTTTGAAATGAACCAGCTTAATCTAATAAATATTTATTGATAAATTGCGTCCTTTCTTGTCGGGTGAGTAGCCCCCAAATAAATTTTATTTTTCTCTCAGTTTGTACTTTAACATTTCTGTGAAAATTAAGCCGTACTATGTTGATCAAACATTCTTCACTTTTCCCAGAAATACAATAATGCCGCCTTAAAACTTTTTCAAAAATATTTTCTATTCCGTAAGAAGGAGATACATTGATATAGCAAAATCGCAATAAATCATTCAATAAAATGTGAGCATTAAATTGTGTCATATATATACTTTCCACGAAGGAGTAATCATTGACAAAACTACGGATATCATAGAGAAGTCTTCTGGGCTGCACTTGATAGGTGTAAGGTATAATATGGTTGATAATAACATCTTCAGGCAATTTCTGTATATAATTTATTTCCATTGTAAATTATATGCGTATATTTTTTTCGTAATAAGATACGATGACCCTGGTTTCTTCTTTGTCCAAATGTTTCATTGTTAAAATTAAAAAATAAAAAGCTTCTTTAAATCGGTTGTCTTTTATCAAAGCATCCAACTCTTCTTTCATCAAGGTTACATAGAGCTTTTCTTTTTCCATTTATTACCTATATTCTCTAAAAAACATCTATATTGTTTCCTCCTCTAATACATTCTGGAATAAGACAAATAATACAAAACCCCTACATAAGACAATATGCCTAAAATAATAGAAAGCAACCAAACTGGCATAATGGTTTTATTTCTGTATCCCACCCCAAATTCTCTCAAACTTCCATCATTATTGTATAAAAATGCAGGTCTAAAGTATTGAATAAGAGAGAAAATAATTAAAAACACAACAATCGCAATTAATGTGACATTATTTTGAATATAACTATGGCTCATATATCATACAAACAAAAAAAGTTTAGTATTTTAATTTTTTCTTGCGTAAATATAGAATGGGAAAATCATCCATTAAAAAAACAAAAGTGGAATACGCTGAACACCAAGCAAAAGAAGTTTATGACACAGTAAAAAATATATATAAGGAGCATGGAACTGATCCAGGAAGAAAAGTTGCCGAATTAATGAAAGCCATGGAAAACATGAATTCAAATATAGATATAAAACAACTACAGACATATAATACTCTTTTAGCGGTATTACATGCTTCCTTAGGAGCCGGGTTTGCTTTGTATTTTGATAAATTAAAAAAAGATTATGGATCCGATAACAGTCTTGTTTTAGACACAGATATTAGACGACACAATTATAGTATTGAGATTGTTCCAAATGATAGCGATCCTCCAGACATAAATAACTTTACGTTGACATGGACAAGTGATATTATAAAGGACAGTCCAAGTGTAAAAACAGTTGAAACCCTTGTTATATTATTCTTTTTTGTAACTTCTGGTTTTCATGCGTTTTACGCTGCAAATATAAACGGATCATATGAAAAGGTAATTGCAAATAAAAATAATTGGTACCGTTGGGTAGAATATTCTATATCTTCCACATTAATGCTTTACATTATAGCAATATTAAGCGGTGTTAAAGATGAAAATGTTTATCGCTCTATATTTGCTATAAATATAGCAATGATTTATACTGGCCAATTAGTTGAAGAATATGCAGAAGATGAGATTGAATTCTTAGGGAAAAAGGTACCAAAATGGACTATACCCATGACGCTTGGATTTGTTCTTTTACTTACAGAGTTTGGAATTATTATACGAGACTCCAATAAAAATTTTGATATTTTTGATAAATACATTGCCAAATATAGTGAATATGAGAACTCAACTGATCCAGATGAACAAGCAAAATATAAAGTGTATCTTTATTATTCTGAGATATTTATTATACCAGATTGGATAAAATATATCATATATGGTTTATTCGCATTCTTTTCTGTATTTGGAGCTATCTCATTTGTGGGTGTGTATAAAAAACAGCCTTACGAAAGGGTGGAAAAGAATTATTTGTTGCTATCTTTATTATCCAAAGCATTTTTGGGAAGTATGGTGGCATATGGTCTTACGGAACGTAAAAAAGCTGCATCAAATGTTGCAGATGGAATTATTCCCACAAAATCTATAGTTAATGAATCAAATAATGTGGAAAAACTCTTAACAGAAAACGGATTTTCTACAGCGTATATCAACCCATTTTTAGAACGCGATGAAAAAAACGGAACCATGTAATAAATTTTATTTGCATTCAAATAAAATTTATATTTTACGTGTGTAATTATACTCGCGTTTAATTGTATTCGTCGTAATTCACATCATCTCCATTTCCTACACCAACCGGATCGTACATCCCATCCATATAATCTTCATTCATATCCGCCATATCATATGCCTCTCGTTCAATCTCTGCAGCTTCTCCCATTTCTTCCATGTAATCATCCATAAAGACGTCAAGATTTCCATCTGTAACATTTGCATTTGTTTTGCGAAGTTTTGTCTCATATTGTTTAATACTATCCACAAAATCTCGTTCATCGTCGTAGTTTTTAGCAACATATGTGCGAAGCCCCTTTTGCAAACCTTTATTCCAAACACCAAGTTTATTTATTTTCAATATATTGTCCGCTTCACGTTCATCTTCTGTCATTTCCTTTAAGCGATCGGTTGTTCTATATTTCTCAAATTCAGAAACTTTAAATACGCGATCCATAACATATTCATATTTTTTATCCACCATATCTTTGTTCTCTTTCATAATTGACATATATGTGTATAACAACTCGGCAGTCTTCTTCATATATTTTTGTTTATTGTTTTCAACTTCTTCATCATACATTTCATCTGGAACTTCAGTGACTACAGTTTCTTCCTTTGTTTCACGATCCTCCAAATCTTCCACTGTATAAACATCGTATAATGCAGTCATTTTTGGAGCAGTAACCTCCATATATGTATTATTATCTTGTGCAACAGTTACATATTCATTAAACACCAATAATAAAAAATGTTCAATAAGAAGTTCATTTGTGCGTTTATCAAAAATGCTGTACGTTTCTCGGTCTTTATGTTTAATTTTTGCATAATATGGTATTTCCTTCATAAGTGTCAATAACTGTTCACAGCTTGTTTTCACGGAATCTAATATAACATCTAATTTATCTCCAGAATAAAAAACTCTCAACTTGCTGTAATACGTCCTTATCATATTTTTTATATTCATTTCATGGTGAGATGAAATATCCCAATATTTTGGCATACTATTATTTTCATAGTTCACTTGATTCATAATAATATTTGGAAAAACTTTTACAAACAATTCCATGTAGTTTTTACTAAACTGAATAAAATTGTACATTGGGTCGTCGCCAATACTATGTTTGACGAGTTGCTCATCTGATTGCTCCTTTATTGTAACAAGATATTCCCACAAATTGTTGAGGCCTTTCTTTTGTTCTCTCTTCAAATTCATATTATTTTTAATAAATTCCAAAACACTCTGTTTTAGTTCAGAATTTCTTCCAGCTAAAAAATTCTTCAGGTTTCTCATTTCAGATGTGTCTTCTTCTGTATTTACACCGAGGGAACCAAGTGTTGCTTCAAGATTAGCTTTAAACTGCTGTGAAACAATTCTTGTTCTTATATCATCTGGAGTTTGATCTATCAACTGATCCATAACATCTCTTAAACCAGTTATCGGAGAAGTTAATTCTGTAGTATCAAACCGAAGTTGAACCATATTTCTTCTGTTTATGATTTGAAGCAATCTTAAAAGAGATTCATTCGTATAATTGCGACCGTCTCGTTTTAATTTAATAATTTTTTCAGCCATAGAGTCATTCTTGGAGAGAAAATCCGGCTTGGACATACAAATTGTTAACAAGTCTTCAGAAATAGGTATAAGCGACTGAAACTTGCAGAGGACTATAAATGCGCGATAAATGGTTTCCTCATTGAACTCGTTTGACAATGTTGGGTACTTATTTTTATCATTTTCTCGGCTGAAAAGATATCCTGCCTGAGATAAATGGTTTACATCTTCTAATATATTTGATAAATCCCTTACAACTTTATTGTATAATGTTATTTCACTGTCTTCCATTGTAAAATAATGAAGAGTATTGTTTGCTCCGGATATTTCATTGCAACACGAATTTTCTAAGAACGGCTCCCCATTTGAATTCGCTAATAAGAGACGCTTTTTAGTAACAATTCGCTGAATTCTTTCCTGGATGGAGAGAGAAAAAAAGATAATTTTTGACTGTACCACGTGTATAGATTCGTTTTGAGAAGATAATCCTGATCTCAATTGAGACTGCAATTTAGTCTTAAATTCAGCGGAGATGTTCTCTAATCCTTTAATATGAAATTCCCTTAATGGTGGCAAAAATTCTCTCCATTTCATGAGATCATATTGTTGAGGTATATCCGTTATATCATTGTTTACCATATAATCCATTTTTTCTTGTACTTTTCTTACAACATCAGGGAGTCCCAATAAAGTTTTTTGCACTATTTCTTTTATTTTTGCTGAAATATAATCTTGCTTCTTTATTAGCAACACATTCCACGGGGGAATCTCTGCATTGCGGATTTGATACGCAGTGCATGCAATGTAGTTGACGGCCGAATCATCGCCTTGACCTTCCATGGGAAATCCAGTAAAAGAACGAACGCATCCCGGAAAAGTTTTCCTTGTTTTTATTGGAGGAACACTTGTTTGGATTCCAATAATAATCATACCAAGAGTCAAATACAATAAAGATGTATGGTATAGATCTTTGTAGGAAGGTAGCGTTTTTCCTTTTTTCTCTGCCGATTTAACATCTTCATTGTGTTTTTTCTCAGATGGCATAATAGTTGAAAGCCCACTGAGAACCCCATTTATGATAAATTCTCGTTGATCGCTGAGATTTATTCCAATTGCAGAGGTTACTGCGTTGATAACATTGCTTATCATTCTGACCTCCGGTGATTCTTGCTTTGGTTTTTCCCCGAGAACTAATTTATCTCCAGCATCTTGTTCCATGACTTCGCGGCTTTTAACTTTATACCCATCTTCATAACCTTCTTCGTTGTCTAAATCTTTAGATACTATTTTATACCCACTGTGTTTGTCTACCCACGCATCACCATCATCACTTTCTTTTCCTATTGTATGGGTTAATTCATTCACCAGAGAATTATATCCAGAATAATTGTTTATGAAACAAGACGCCATTTCACCAATAAACGTTGGTAAAAGTTTTACATTTGATGTAATGCAATAAAGCCAATGAGGATCTTCTTTATCTCCAAATGGACCCATTCCATCTAATGCTTCTCTCGTAAATTTTTGAACAAATCGTATAATATCAGTTTGTTTTTTTATAAAATCAGTTTGCCCGAGTATTAAGTCCCTCAGTTTTGCGTATGGACTTACAACAACATCTGGCTCTTCACCAGATTCCCCCAATTTATATTGTTTCATGTTGTATTTAATTAATGATGAATATTCATTATCAACCAGTTTATCGTAAACAGAAAAATTATACTCTACCTGTTTTGTAAGATCTGTAATAATTTTTTGTTGGGATTCTTCGTATTTTTCATCAAACTCAGACAGTATTAATTTTAAATTATTTCCGACTAATTCCTTTTTATTTATAGACAATGTTTCACATTTATCTATTTTTTGAACACAATTTGCTTGAATATTACATAGTGCGTCGTCTGATGTGACAAATGAGTTGCCGTCTATGGTTTCATCCAAAATCCAATTATTATTTAAACGCTTGTAATACTTTATTTGCATCGCATTTTCATATAAAAAAGCATAATCTCCTTCCTGAACGCGTTTTATACCATTTATTAACGTTTCCGCCATGATTTCTGCGTCTACATCCGATAATTTTAATTTTTGTTTTACAGAACTTGTTAAAAATAAAATAAATTCATCTGCATTCATGGTTACCATTTCTTTATCATAGTTATCAATAAGCGAATAATTTGTTGTATCGTATTCCTTATCGTAATATACATTTTCGTTATTATTGTCTTGTTCTAATTTTTTTAATTCATGATATTTCTTTGCAATTCTATATGTTACACATGTATTTTGATCTTGATCCAATGCAAGTTTATTTTGGTCCCGGTCTCCTTTTAATATAGACGTCATGTTGTCACTAATCATAAATTTACTGCTTGAAAGAGCTAATGCAGAATTGAATACTCTTCCATAATCTTTATTTACAATTTTTTTCAGCAATTCAGAATTTGTCATTCCATCAGGCAAGTATTTTTCCATGGTTACTGTACTTAATTCTGAATGTGGCGTAGTCTGAAAAATATTTTTTATAATATTGACTGTTGGTGAAAATACGGTGGTTTGTCTTATATGTCGCAATTTGTTCATTAGTGATCTCCTTTCCGAAAAATATTTATTATATTTTAAAACTTCGTCGTACAAAAAACTATTCATATCTTTGTATTGAAAATACGTCAAATCATCTGTATAGACTAAAAACGGTTCTAAACTTTCTACAATATCAACTACTGACATTTTTCCAGTAATATATCTTTTCATCATATTGAAAATTACCTTTGTCTTGGGAACAATGCTTTTTAAAAATTCTTGATATAATTGAAGTTTTAATTCTGCAACAGTCATATTTTTATCAGAACGTAATTTATCATATTTTTCTTGTTCTTCTTCGCTTAATTGCAATATGTATTGTTTAATATCGTTTATAAATGCATCTTCATCTAAATCAATTTCATTTTCTGGATTATCCACAAAAATTTTATTTAGATTTGTATTTTCTTTTAGAATTTTCCAATAACTTAGAACCAATGTGTTCAAGTTGGATTTATCTAATATATTTGTTCCTGGGAGTGAAAGCCTTGAATAGCGTATTATTGGTTCAGGTAACATTAAAAACGATTTTAGTTCCATTTCATCGGGTCGTGTTAAATATACCCGTTCCGCAATCATACGACTACTTGTTATTTTGGAAGCAGCCAGTCGCTTTAAACCCAGATTGTATTTGGTAATTACAAATCTACGTGATTCAACTTCTTTGTTATTTACAACAGTTGAGTATAAGTTATCCAAGTTGTCTATAATAACATTAAAATTGTCATGAACTTCTTTTTCTGATATAATTTCAGAAGAATACTCCGGATTTGTTTTTTCAAATGGGGTAAAATAAGGATTCAGATCTGACATCATGGTTACGTATTTATTTTGTTCATCCGGATTTTCTCCTGACTTATAACTATTTAATATACTCACTATTCCTGCGAGATTTTCATTTGTGTTGAGCATAACTACATCGTTATTCTCTGTATCAGTGTCTTGCTCATTATATATCTTTTTTATGTTTTTAACAACTGGTATTAACCAATACAATGATTGTTTAAACTTTTCAAGATTATTTACGAGAGGTTTCCACTTTGCCCCTTTGATAATAAACCCGTCTATATTTCCGTTTGAATCCATTGTAGAAAAATTTGTTCTGAGTTGTTTAAATCTCTCTATCATATTGTGGATTTCGGTCAACACTTTTTTTGTACGATTTGCATTCGGAATAGTTGACAACATTTCATCAAGAAGATCATTTGCTTGCATCTCAATACTATAACGCTTTCTTTCTTCACGTACATTTACATATTGAGTTATTGGTGCAAGTTCTTCTGATCCAAATACAATATCATCTTCTTGTAAAATAAATTCTCTAATTTGAGTTTTAACTGCTTCTCTTGGAACCTGTACTGCAGCGTCACTTTCTTCTTCTTGAATGTTATCAGTATCTGTTTGGGGTTGATCTTCTGGTAAAACTGCAATTATTCTTGGACCTTCTCTTATTTCACCAGATTCCAAGTCAGAATCTGTGGCTTCTTGTTGTTGTTGTTGTTGTTCTTGTTGGTCTTGTTGTTGGTCTTCTCCTTCTTCTTCTTCTTGTTCTCCTTCCTGTTGTTGTTGGTCTTCTCCTTCTTGTTGTTGGTCTTGTTCTCCTTTTTCTTCTTGTTTTATAGGGGCATCTCTAATTTCTATTGTCTCAATTGGAATATCAAGAGGTATACCATTATAGTTGAAATTTATATATATAGTTTGATTGTCAGGATAAGTTTTGATTTCAATCATGTCATCTTCTAAATTTGTTATCTCTCCTGTAAGAATGGTTGGAACATCTCCTCCAAAATATATATTTACCCATTTTCCTGGTAACAAATTATTCTGTCTTGCGTATCCCACCTTATCTGAGCGACTAATAATTCCAATACTATTTATCGTACTATTTTCCAAAACTCCATTTTCATCTCTGGTTAAGTTTATTACATCTAAAGATTCAGTATCTATTAACCGAATTCTCGTTTTATCAATGTAATCAATTATAAATGTTTTCTCATTTAACGAAACGTTCTCTGGGTCATATATCTTTATCACATCACCCAATTGCAATGAAATTATATTATTTTCTTGAGTTTCATCAGACATTATATTTGATGACATATATATTGTCTTATACTTATATTAGAATTTTTTTATTTAATTTTCCCTATTTACTAAACGTAGAGCAAACCTAACTATTTTTTTTAGTTGACAATTGTGAATCTTCTTCATTTTTCATACTCTCCGGATTATAAAGAACATTAATTTTTAATTCTGTTGATAATTGATGCATAGTTTTGATAAAATAATACAACGATCCTATTATCGTAATAGTGGGATACATAGAATAAAACGCCGGAATAAATACAGTCATAGTATCAAACTCCAACTTAAATATTTTATAATTTGTAATTTGCATTAACAAATAAATATCACATAATGTAATCTGCCACACACTGATTGTCGGATTTAAAATCAGAGTTGCCGATTTAACAATGTAGTAATAAATAACAAATCTTTTTATTTTGCTTGCATTTTCATTTGAAAATTCTTCTTTATGTAAGTCATATAAAAAATAACAATAAACTGAAAAAAGAGAACTGTATGTAAAATAACTATTAACAATCCAATCATACAATTTTATGTTTGCTAAAAATGTAAATATTACAGTAGATAAAACCAGCGACACGTCTGTTAATCCTTCAAATACGATAACCCCTTTGTTTGTTGATTTTATATGAGGGAGAAGAAACGTAAGTGAACAACAAGTTACATACATATTTTGAATGGGTATACTTGTCATACCAATAGAGTTGCAGAATACAATTGAAATTAATCCAGTATTTATTAAATCAAATACATGATCCAAATACTCTCCGATGATAGATGTTTGTCCAGTAGTTCTCGCATGAATACCATCAATCCCATCAAAAGTTAAGTATAAAAACACACTAATTGCCATTGACGTATAAGACCATCTACTAAGTCCGTATCCAATGAATACACTTAATAAACCAAAAAAGGTCAACATATTTGGGTGGATTTTCGGATTTACTAATTTTTGAACACATAAAAAATATTTTCTATACATGTTTGCAAGAAATGAATCTTCTACACAAGAATATTTATAAAGATTGTATTCATTTATATTATTTGATTCCAATTGAATACTTTTATGGTTTGCAATCACAGTGGCCACTGTCTGTAATGTAGACATCCCATCATTTATAATATTATCAATTGACATACTATTATGTAACGTATCAGTTTTTTGGTCTGTAGCCATGTTATTATATGTAAAATAGTTTTATGCTGTTTTAGATATAATACTGATAATATTTACCAAAAAAAGAGAACCATAGATAATGGCTTAAACTTTATATCTATATAAACCTTATAGTTATGCGAATGTTGGAAGTAAATATTCCAATGTATTCTATTTCAGATAATAAATATTTTATTGATGCTACAAGAGAAACAATTTCTTCAGAAGGTATTCATCCAATGTGTAAACTAAAAAAAAATATGATAACAACCAAGAACAATCAAATCTATTATTTATTGCGGTATGATAAGAATACATTAATAAAAGATTTAATTCCTGTAATCGGATTATTTAAATGTGTAATTTTAAATAAAGAAAAAAATGTTGTCTCTTTTTCTCCACCAAAAACTATTCCGTGTGAAAATTTTATTAAAATGTATCCAGCTATTGATAATGGAATACAATGCGAAGAATTTGTTGAAGGCACTATGATAAATATTTTTTGGGATAAATGCATAGGGTTAACTGGTGCATGGGAAATATCAACTCGTAATACGGTGGGAGAAGAAATTACATTTGTCAAGAACTTGGAAAAATCCACAAAACAACTTTTTTTAGATGCGTGTTCAAAATGCTTGTTAGATTTAAATTCATTGGAGAGAAACTATTGTTATAGTTTTGTAGTACAACATCCCGAGAATAACATGGTTATTCCAATTAAATATCCAAGTTTGTATTTGGTAGAAGTATATAAAATTGTTATTGATACTGTATTCCCCCAGTCAAGAGACGTTATTCAATCTTTATTGAAGGGAACAAACGTAAAAGTACCTCAACTATATGACTGCAATTCATACTCGGATGCGATTGATTCATTTGCGTCTATGAACACAAATTATAAAATTATGGGTATTGTTATTAAAAATATTTTCACTGGAGAACGATGCAAAATAAGAAATCCTTCTTATGAAGAAGTTCGTCAAATGAGAGGGACTCAATCCAAATTACAATATCAGTATTTATCTCTGAGAAAAGAAGGAAAAGTTGCTGATTATATAAAATATTATCCTGAGCATAAAGATTTTTTCTCTTCATTTAGAGATCAAATTCATCTATTTACGGAGACGTTGTATAAAAATTATGTTTCATGTTACATTAAAAAAGAAACTTTATTGAAGGATTTTTCTCCGCAATACAGATATCATATGTGTAAACTTCATAAAATATATATTTCAGAATATAAACAAAAAAAACAACATGTGAATCTTAGCGCAGTTATTAATTATATAAATGAATTGGATCCTTCACAAATTATGTATTACTTAAATTATAACATGCATAAACGGGTTGTTGATTATGAAATTATGTAGTGCTCCTAAGATTGTAAGAATGCGTTGGGTAATCTTCTTGTCTTAGCAACATTTTAGTGCGAGAAAGTAGACCATTTGAATATACTTTGTGATAAAATCTATCTTTATTATACTCTGGTAAAGAGTGTATTTTATTGATGATTGCCCTTTTTGTTACATTCTTTATAAAATAATCTACATTCATTTCATATATGTACGCGTGAAGCATTTCAATAATTTCACGTTCACTTGCGTTCATCCAGTATCTTTCCATGTATTTTACTGAAAAACTATGGATTGTTGTATAAACTACTAAAATTGTAAAGATAGGAACTAATACAATGGCAAAAGTAAACATAAGTGAAATTGCAGTAAACATTCCTACCGACGTGATAGACCAAACCGCGTTCAAATTACTCATATTCAGAGACTTTGTTGTGTACGTTATTTTACACAACAAACATTTTCATTCAATTTTTTAGTTTCCAGTGGATCCAAATCCACCTTCTCCTCGTAAAGTATTATCTATATTGGAAATATCGCACAAAACAACCTTGAATTTACTCAAATCTGCTCGGCAAATTTGCAAAAGACGCTCATATGGTCCTACAGTATACGATTCTGAGCGCAACAAACGAAATGCCCCAATAATTTCCCCTCGGTATCCAGCGTCAATGATTCCCACGTGATTTGCCAGCATAAGAGGCGTCTTTGATAAACTTGAACGAGGATACAAATAATATCCCACTGCGGAGCCACTATTATAATCCCTCATAACACACTTTATATTGAATTTTACCATTTTTGAATCTATGGATTCAAACTTTGTTTCTTCTGGAAAAAAAAGATCAAATCCCGAATTATCACTGTTATTGTGTATTTGAATCTGATCTATATACTTTTGCAACAAACAGTTATCAATATTGTTATAGTCAATATAAATTTCCAATATTGGATCTATTCTCATGGTTAAAGAAATACATTGCCAAATCTTTATATCTGTTTTCTTATTTCTTGAAATACCGCTGCTATAATTTCAAAACAATCCTTCACGTGGTGCCTCACCATCGGCTTATCTACTGGTTCTAAATACGCCAGGCGAATAATACTGTCTGCATCGTGTGGATGCATCTTCTTGAAACCACAAAAGGTAAGGACTTTCTGTTGTTCAAAGTATTTACTGTACAAAATACACTCCAATGCTTTACCGATTGTATAATCTTCATTCACCAATGTTAAATCAAAACAGTTGTTCATTGTTGTTTGCGATGGGTTTATGGGCAGTTCGTCCGTATCTACCATTGTGTGAAATTTTTGTATGCGTTCTACAAGAATGTCGCATGCCTTATGAACCAACTCCTTGGATTCAAACACTCCAACCGTTTCTACGGTAAAATCAAAACTGTCCTTCTTTGTAATCCGAAGCCCGTCAAGAAGTTTCCAGTTTTTTGTTTCAAAATCTATTTGTTCATCATTTAGCCCCGAGTCCTTCCATTGCTGCATCTTCTTTGCCAACTCTTGCTCTTGTTTCACATCATCAACCGTGAAACCGTATGCGCACGTACAAGAACTATTAAACATGGAGTCCACCTTCGGACTATGAATTGAAAACTCACATGTAAGACTAATCTTTTCTCCTGGTATCTCATCTGAAATGCGAGGTCTAAGCCTGACAAAATCTATAAAATAACCGGTTTGATCATTTGGTGGAAAAATTGCCCGAGTATCTTTTTCCGACAAATACTGGTTTTTCTGAAGATTTTTAATTTTAAAATTCTCGGTTGTTACAAACATCATGGTATCCGTATTATTTTCTTCGTCAATTTCCATCAAATAATCCTTGAGAGGAATTTCATGGTCCGTAATATGAATTGGAATGCAACTCAAACGTTGCTTCAAAATTTCATTATTTAGGCGAGAGGTATTTACTGTAATGTTCGCCTTATTTTCTTCATATGGGCTGGTTCTAAACACAACAGTTGGAATGTCAGATATAATTGTTCTTCGCAATGCATTTGCCAAACTAACATTTACCCCACTTAAAGTAAATGTAAGAATGTCTCCATTTGTCTTTATCTCTGAAATAACTGGTTTACTCATATTACTATACTATTGTTATATTGTTTCTATATTTATATCAAAATATATTTCATTTTTTTCATGAGTTAAAAACTTAAGCACAAAATGTTATACTATTACATATGAGCTCCATATTATATTATAGTAACTTCTGTGATAGTTGCAAACGTTTATTGCAAACGCTTTCCAAGACTTCTGTTAGTAAAGATATCCACTTTATAAATATTGATAAAAGAGTCAAAGGTCAAGATGGTAAATTATATATTGTATTGGAAAATGGCCAACAAATTATTATGCCTGAAAATATAAACCGTGTGCCTGCTTTACTATTGTTAAACAACAATTATCAAGTTGTATACGGAGACGCAATTTTAAATTACATGAAACCACAACAGCAAGAACAGACCCGGATTGCAACACAAAATAATTTAGAACCCATGGCTTTTACTTTAGGAGGAGGAGGTTGTTATGGAATTATGTCGGACAATTATAGTTTTCTTGATATGGATCCTGATGCCCTTTCTGCAAAGGGTGACGGTGGTATGCGACAAATGCATAACTATGTTGATTTGAATGCAAATGTGCGAATTCATGCACCAGAGGACGATGTTGATTTAAAAAAACAAACAAAGATACCCGAGACTTTGACGCTTGAACAATTGCAAAATCAACGAGATCAAGAGTTTAACAGATATGCAAGTGGACAACAAAGAAAATAAATTCATTTACAAAAATAATATAGAAAACTCTGAATATACTAACATAATCCTATGTCAGTTTCACTATTGAGCGCATTTAATGATCATTTTATGGAGTTTGTGGATGATATTTTACGAGTATTTCCAGATGATCATGATCTTTTAACTGCCAAGAACTCATTTATTGCAATCAGGAAAGCGAATCCGAAGCTTATTATTAAAATTTGGAATAGTTTTATTGTTTCGCGGTATGGAGATGCTATTGCCGCTGGAAACTTGGGATTCTTCGTGGATAAAGATTATTCAAGTGATGTTTCTGGAATAGATCAATCTGGAAAGATTGTAGAGGCAATTGATCGCTTAAGAAATCCAATCAAGCTTATGAGCCCGGAGAATCAAGAAATTACCATGAAGTATATTCAGAATTTGTCAAAGATATCTGCGATTTACGAATCCAAATAAATAAATACTTTTCATGTTTTGATTTAAACATTATTTTTAAATCAAAGATATTAATGCCATCTAAGAAGAAATCAGAGAACCCTAAAACAGACCAACAAAATAGCGACGTTGTTAGCGAAGAGTTTTCTCGCATTATTGTTGATCTAATTTCAGATGTAAAGACCGCATTCCCAGAATACAATGGGTTTATTGCAAAGTGGTGGAAGGAACCGGAATATTTTTTACACATTGTAGATGAACAAGAGCGAGCTATTACATATGAAACCGAGAAAAAGAAGAGCATTGCCTTTTTATACAAGTTTTGCCAAAAGAAGTTTCCTCCCCGATTTTTTGATATTTTATATCAAAACGAGTCCATTTTTGACGAAGAGTCGGATATAGACACTGAATTCTTACCTCAGATCCATTTCCGCAATATGATTCAAAGTAATATTTCTGTTTCTACGAGAGAAACCATTTGGAAGTATTTAAAGCTCATCATGTTTACTATTGTCGGATCTATTAGCGATAAAGAGGCATTTGGCGACACTGCAAAATTATTTGAGGCGGTTAATGAGGATGAGTTTAAGGAAAAGTTGACGTCTACGTTAGATGACATTCAAAAGGCGTTTGAATCTTCGGACCATCCAGGACCCAATATACCTAATGCAGAGAATTTGCACGAACATATTTCAGGAATGTTGGATGGAAAATTGGGAAAGTTAGCATATGAAATTGCCGAAGAAGCTGCTGGCGAATTAAATTTAGATTTAGAGGATTCAGGAAATGATCCAAAGGAGGTTTTTCAAAAGCTAATCAAGAATCCTGGTAAGATGATGAATCTGGTAAAAAGTGTAGGAACAAAGTTGGATACAAAGATCAAATCTGGGGAATTAAAAGAGAGTGAACTCATTGCTGAAGCGAGCGAAATGATGAAACGCATGAAGGATATGCCAGGCATGGGCGGGATTCAAGAGATGATGTCAAAAATGGGAATGGGAAATTTTAAAATGCCTCCTGGGGCAAAAATGGATTTTAACGGAATGGAAGCTGCTTTGAATCGCAATATGAAAATGGCGAAAACAAAGGAACGCATTCAAAAGAAATCAGAAGAATCTAAAAAAATGAAGGAGGCACAGGCAGCAGTAGATGCCTTGAAAAACAATTCTGTAGCAGTTGAAGAATCCAAAAAGCACGAAGCCGAGCTTCTTGAAATGTTTAGCAAAGAGAAGGAGAAACCTAAAAAGAAAAAAGGGAAAAAGTAGATTATTTATGTCATGATTCCTTACTATTTTACATAATAAATTTTATCAATTAATATTTTATAAAATTTTATTTAGGGTCTCGGTGAATAATGATATTATTATTATAGCTTATTATATTAGATATGACAAAAATGGCAAAATTTTGGTTAAGTGATCCAGCGATTTTATTGGCAAAGGAACGTATACTGGAATTGTGGCCAACACCTACTATGTCGTTTGAAGAAAAACTTAATTCAATTACCAGATTAGTGATTTTTGTAACTATAATTGCTTTTGCATTTACTATGTCATTTCGTATATTAATTGTAGGAATCATAACGGTTATTGCTATTGTGCTTTTATACAGAATGCATAAATCAAGAAAGGGAGACAAAGAAGGTTTTGAAGCTATAAAACGAGATTTACAGGACGAGAGAAATCTAAATGCCGCAAATTTAGAACCTTTTTTGAAATCAGAATTTCAACCTGGAACAGCGACAAACCCATTTAGTAATGTTCTTTTGACGGATATTGGTGATCATCCCGAGAGAAAGGCTGCACCTCCGTCATTTAATCCTCAAGTAGATGAAGATATTATGCGAAAAACAAAAAACATGATCCAGGATTTGAATCCAACCATTGACAATACAAATAAACAGTTATTCGGGGATTTAGCAAATAATTTTGATTTGGATCAGTCTATGAGAGTATTTAATTCAAATGCGAATACGAGAGTAGCAAATGATCAGGGTGCTTTTGCGCAGTTCCTTTACGGTGGAATGATTTCAGGAAAAGAAAGTGCTTTGGCTCGGGTGCAAGATAATCCCAGATATACTTTGTATTAATTTTAGCGCTATCCCATTCATTCTTTTTCTACGAGTATATATATACGATGGCAAACGTCTCAACTTATGTATTTGATAATATGTCAAGAATTGGTAACGATTCTTGTGTTTCTGATCAAAATACCATTCAAAACGCGGGATCTTGCAATTATATGTTGCAAAACTATTTTTCCAATGACTGCTCTATGAAAAATCCAATTGAATTAGCGACATCTCAACCTTGTATTAGTTATAAAGGTGGGCACAGCGTTGGTGCCGGAGGTTGCAATGTGAATCAAAGTTCTGATTTATTGATTGGAACAATTCAAACCCACCCCAAATGCCGCATTGATTTATTCCACCGCCCTTTTGCCACAGTGCCTTATTTAGGCCGCGGTTCAGTAGATCCTATTGTGGAAGCTCAATTGCAACAAGGTGAGTCCATTACCAACAAACGCAGTATTGTTCGTCTTGGAGAGAAGAGCTACATGAACTACCAAACGACGCCTCTTCTCTCTGAAGTCCAAGACAGAGTAACCAATCCTGCTTATTGCGTTGAGGGCGAGGCTTCTGAAAACTGGATTCGCGGAGGAGTCCCTTCTCGTGAAATGACTCGTGACACACAAAATGTCCGTTAAATTTTTCATTATTTTATTTGAAAATGAAAAATTTAGTCTACATATTCATATTTAATACGCCTCCCCATATGTGATAAAATATTCAATAATGTTGTTCCAGTTTGTTTAGAAAAATAAATAGGATCTATAAATCCCTTTTTTGTATCTCCAAAAAAACGAACCTCATCTCCAAGTTTGTCCCCCTTTTTTGCTTGTATTACAATTTGATCCATGCTTTCTAATCCCAAAACTTTTCGCTTTGTACCATTTACAACGACTTGCATCTTTTCATTATTCACACGAGGAAGTACATCTCCATATCCAATTGAAATAATACCAATATACTCTTTGTTTTGAGATATATATGTTCTGTCGTATCCGACTCCAGAACCCTTTGGTATGCATTTTAATTGAACTATTTTGGAACTCAAACATAAAGCAGGAGTCAAATTTTCATTTTGACTGCCATCTAATCCGTAAAATCCTCTGCCGCATCTTACTAAGTTAAAATCTCCTGTGTCATAATTTAAAACTCCGTTTGTAGAAGAAATATGGTATAATTCAGGATAAATATTTACGTCACACAAATCCTGCTTTAATTTTCTAAATAATTGAAACTGTTTCATTGTAAAACTATCATTTTTTATTTTTGAACAGCATAAATGAGACATTATACCAACTAACTTGAATTTCGGATCTTTTTTAATTTTAATAGCTGATTCTATTGCTTTCTCATATATAACACCGTTTCTATTGATACCTGTATCAACAAACAAATGTATATTTGTTATTGTGTCAACTGGCAATGAGTTTGAAATAATATCTATGTGTTTATGGTCAAAAATTGAAATATCAATATTGTTTTTTGCTGCAATTTTGACTTGATCGCTATTGATATCATATAACCATCCTAAAATGCGACCTTTATCACCACTATTTCTTATCTGCATTGCCTCTCCAAGTGTTGCAACTCCAATATATTTTACTCCGAAATTTCTACAAAGTTTTGAAATTTGAATGATCCCATGACCATAAGCGTTATTTTTTAAACAAACCATTACATCTGTACCACTTTTTTTTCGCAAGTATTCAAGGTTATTCTTCAAAGCTTTTATGCTTATAGAAGCCGTTATATTTTTAAAATCATCTGGAATTTCTGTATTTGACATATTTATAATATAGATAAATAAATTATATATTATTTTGAAATAAAAGATATTTAACAATTGTTATTTAGCTATGATATCTACATTTGTCGGGATTATTCATGTAGGTGGAATGATAATTGTGAATACCTATGGATTCATAGTTTTACAACATGATTTATTGGATAGAATTTACATGGTTGGATTTTTATCTATACCATTTTCATGGATTTTATGTAAAGACGAATGTATAATTTCTTACTTGGTGAAAAAATATGAAAACAGGCATTATGTACTTGGATCAGATTCGGCAAATGTTGATGACATTGTTGATTTATTCCCGAGCAAACAATGTTACAACTATGGGTTTTATCCTATAAACCATGGACTACGGGTATATTCTCTCTTTCTTGTGAACGAGAGAACGACATTGATATGGGTTAATTTGTTTTCTCCTATGATTTTATTGTATGCTTTGTACACATTTGATATTACTTATTCTACAAACTATCGTCGCTTGTTTTATCCATATTTTCATATATTTCTTGGTTTAACTTTATTCTCTTGCATGGCAGCTTGCCTATTTAGGTGAAACCAGGGAAAAAATTGAACTCACTTTTTCAAAAGCATTTAAAGATAAACTGCAAAAATAGAAGAATGGCCGCTCTAATCAACGCACTTGACACCTTTACGCCTTGTCGCGTCGGGGAAAATGGACACATTGAATTGGGGTGGTCTAATGAAATTAAGGAGAAGATTGTCCAGTTTGAGTTCCAGTGCGTTCGTTGCGATGCAACCGGGGTTTCAAACTTGGCCAAAGTGTTGGACGGGCTTCTTTCCACACTTTCTACACAGAGTGGTCCCGAGAGAAATGAACTTCTGACCACGTTGTACAAGATTATTGGATTCACACGAGACATTAATGGTGGAAAGGGCGAGTATTCACTTGCCTATATGATGATTTGGATCTGGTACAAGTATTTTCCAGACCTTGCAAAGTCGGCACTTCAGCTCTTTGTCGTGGATCCGAGGGAGATTGATGAGACCCACTTGACACAGGAGCCATATGGTTCATGGAAGGACATCAAGTACTTCTGCAAGTACGTTTTGGATAATGGAGGCAATATGTCACATCCTCTCATCAAGTTCTGCATTTCTGGAATTAACACAACGCTTCACATTGACGAGTCAAAGACCTCCTGTGAGAAGCTCACGTTGGTGGCAAAGTGGGTTCCTCGTGAGGAGTCGGGAAAGTTTGGTTTCTTGTTTGAAGCTCTTGCTACAAACTACTTTCCGCAATACTTGGCTTCAGCCAAGACTGACGCTTCTAAGGAGAAGGCTCTAAAGAAGTGCAAGACGCAATATCGTATGCTTTGTAGTAGGCTGAACAAGAGGTTGGATACGGTTCAGATCAAGCAAACTGGAAAGGCATGGTCAGCGATTGATCACTCCAAGACGACGTCCATCACTTTGGCAAAGCAGCGTAAGGCATTCTTGAATCAGAAGGGCAAGGACGGAGAGACCAGAACTGATGATCCAGATCGTGTTCAATGCGCT